GTGGCGTGCATCACGGCCGCCAGAAGAACGAGCATAAAGGGAAGTAGAGACATGGTTGCCCGCCGGGTTCAAAGGACCGGGGGCTTCATGACAGTTTTATTGCGCGCTGCCAAGATCACCCGGCGGCATGCCGCAAGGCTCCAGGACAAAATGACTGAACATCACGTAATCGCCGATTGGCACCTCGATAAGCGGGTGCCGATAGCGCTCATCTTTGCCATCGCGGTGCAGACCGGCGCGGGGCTCATCTGGGCGGGCGCGGCGAGCGAACGCATCAGCCACCTCGAAGTGCAGGGGGAGCTGACCACCGGCATGACCGAGCGGCTGGTGCGCGTCGAAGAACAGATCGGCTTTGCCCGAGAGAGCCTCGACCGGATCGAGCGCAAACTCGAGCGCGATACCTCACAAGATGGAGACAACTGATGCAGGCAACCCCCTGGTCTGACACTGAACCCTGTTGCGCGGCCTGCGCTGGCGCCGCCGCCGATGAAAGCGGCGGTCGCTTCGAAGGTTATGCCTCGCTCTTTAATCTGCGCGACCGGTCGGGCGATGTTGTGCGCCCCGGCGCCTTCCGCCGCACCCTGGCCGGGCGTAAGGCCGGTGACGTGCGCTTGCTGCACCAACATAAGGCCGAAGAGCCCATCGGCATCTGGGAAGAGATCCGCGAGGACGGGCGCGGCCTGTTCGTCCAGGGGCGGCTTATTCTCGACAGCCCCCGCGCGCGCGAGATTTGGGCGCTGATGCGCGAGGGCGCCATCGACGGGCTTTCCATTGGCTACAAGACGGTGCGGGCGGGCAAAACCACTTCGCCCAAGGGCCGCAATCTATTCGACATCGATCTTTGGGAGATTTCTCTCGTGACCTTTCCCTTGTTGCCGGGCGCGCGTGTGACCCGGCTGGGGGCAGGGCCGCGCGGGATGGACGGGTCCGGCGTGACCCTGACCACGGCGCTGCGCGATGCAGCGCGTCAAATGAGCGTCTAGCTCACCAACAGTCTGGTACAAACAGGAGAAACAAATGTCTCACAAATCCCACGGCGGGGCCGCCGCGGGCCCTTCGGTCACGCCCGAAGTCAAAGCGGCTCTCGACGATTTTCTGAATGCGTTTGAGCATTTCAAATCGTCCAACGACGAACGGCTGGCGGACCTTGAACGCCGGTCCTCGGCTGATGTTCTGCTCGAAGAAAAAGTCGAGCGCATCAACAACAACCTTGATCTACAGAAGAAGAGCATCGACCGCATGATCGTCGATGCGCGGCGTCCCTCGCTCGGCATTGAAACCGGCGCGGCGCCGGTCTCGGAACACAAGGCCGCCTGGAACAGCTATATGCGCAAGGGCGATGCCGGCCCGCTCAGTGCCTTCGAGATGAAAGCGCTGTCCGGCACTTCTGATCCCGAAGGCGGTTATCTCGCCCCGGCAGAAGTCGAACAGGCCATTGACCGTGTGCTTTCGGAAGTTTCGCCGATCCGGTCCATCGCCGCTGTGCGAAAAATCGGTTCGGGCAGCCTGAAGAAAGCCATGAGCGAGGGTGGAGCGGCCACTGGCTGGGTGGCGGAAAACGCATCGCGCCCGGAAACCACCGCGCCGACTTTGTCACTGATGGAGTTCCCGGCGATGGAGCTCTATGCCATGCCGGCGGCGACACAGTCGTTGCTCGACGATGGCTTTGTGGATCTGGAAGCCTGGGTGGCGGACGAAGTACAAACCGTCTTCGCCGAGCAGGAAAGCGCGGCCTTTGTGAACGGTGACGGTGTTGCCCGCCCGCGTGGGTTTCTTTCCTATAACAAGGTTGCCAATGGGTCCTATACCTGGGGCAACGTCGGTTATGTGGCGACGGGCACGGACGGCGCGTTCGACAGCTCGAACCCTTCGGACGATCTCATCGACCTCATCTACACGCCGAAGCAAGGCTATCGCGCCAATGCCCGGTTTGTGATGAACCGCTCAACCCAAGGCACCATCCGCAAGTTCAAGGACGGCGACGGCAACTATATCTGGCAGCCGGGTCTGACCGCCGGTCAACCTGCAACGCTGATGGGCTACCCGGTGATTGAGAGCGAAGACATGCCGGACATCGCGTCCGACAGTTACTCGATTGCCTTTGGTGATTTCAGCCGGGGCTATTTGATCGTGGACCGCATGGGCATTCAGATCCTGCGTGATCCCTATTCGTCGAAGCCCTTCGTCCTTTTCTACACCACCAAACGTGTCGGCGGCGGCATCCAGAACTTTGAAGCTATCAAGCTGATGAAATTTGGAACGTCTTAATCGCGCTCACGCCAATGCGCCGTCGGCGCATGGCTCCGCGGGGGCGGCGTAGTGACGCCGGCCCGCAGTCGCGGACTGAGTCTTTTCTTAGGAGAATCTCATGCAAGACCTTTTCAACAACGTCCATCCGGCGCCGTGCATCAGCCCGGTGGTGGTGTCCGACAATACCGCCGCTGTCGGCACGGTAACTGACCGGCAAGGCTATGACAGCCTGACCTACGTCATTGCCACCGGCACGCTGGCCGATGCGGACGCGACGTTCGCTACGCTGGTGGAACATTCCGACGCGCCGGGTTCCGGTTTTGAGGCCGTGGCGGACTCGGATCTATTGGGGACGGAAGCAAATGCTTCTTTCGCCTATTCCGATGACGACAAGACCTTCAAGATCGGCTACCGCGGCACCAAGCGCTATGTGCGGCTAACGGTAACGCCGGCGAACAACTCAGGCAGCGCGCCGCTCGCGGCGGTGGCACTGCTTGGTCATCCCAATGTGGCGCCGACGGCAAACCCTCCCGCCTAGTTGTGCGCCCCTGAAGGGCGTCTGACCTCATCAACCACGCCCTTCCCCCAGGGAGGGGAGAGCCGCCCCTCGCTCTCCCCTCCGCTTTTATTGAGAGAGAATTCATGGCATCGACATTGCTGACCGCGCCGTCGGTTGAGCCCATCACGCTCACCGAGGCCAAGGCGCATTTGCGCATCGACCATACGGCCGAAGATGACACGATCACGGAGATGATCACTGCAGCGCGGCAAGCGCTGGAGGATTCTTCCGGTCTCGCGCTCATCACCCAGAGTTGGCGCGTTGCGCTCGATACCTGGCCTGGCCCCTTTGTGGAATTGCCCAAGCGGCCCGCGCAGTCAGTGACGGAAGTGCGGGTGACGAACCTGAACGGTGTTGAGCTGATCATCGAAAGCACCGCCTATGACCTGAAATCAGCGGGCGGACTTGCAAGGCTGGTCAAAACGCCAGCTGCTGTCTGGCCCGCGCCGGGCCGCCTCGCGGGCGGCATCGAGATCGACTACGTAGCGGGCTATGGCAGTGCGGCGGCGAATGTGCCGCGCGCTCTGCGTCAGGCGCTGCTCATGGTCATCGCTCATGTGTATGAGAACCGCGAGCTCTTGGGTGATGCGGCGACGCCGCTCCCCGCTGGTGTCGACGCACTGATCGCGCCCTATCGGAGGGTGCGGTTGTGATTGGTGATCTTCGGCACCGCGTCACGATTGAGCGCAACGACGGCGCGACCGATGCGGGCGGCGGGACCGGTGAAGACTGGGTCCTGGTTGCCACCGCCTGGGCTGCCATCGAGCAGTTCCAGTCCTCGCCTACGGCCCACGCCGGCCGCGCCGCGGAACGGTTCTCCCTGCGCGCGACTATCCGGTATCGCACAGACATAGCGGCGGGCATGCGGCTCACCCATGAGGGCGAGATCTATCGCATTCGCGCCGTCTCCGACCCCGAGCAACGCAAGCGCTTCCTCGCGCTCTCCTGCGAACGCGACGGGGGAACCTGATCATGGCGGGGCGGGTAAGAGTACAAATCACCCGGGGAATCGAGCCCGAGCGCATCATGGAAACCCTGCGCGCGCGCCTTGCGCCGCAACTCGAAAGTTTCGCAGGCGAGGCGCCCGCGATTGTACGCGGGGTTGTTGCGCCAGGTGGAACACCGGCGCCGCTGGTGCATCGTGCCGAGCAGAACCCGCCCGATGATCAGGGGGACGAAATTTCAGCGCCTCCCGCCCCATCGGGAGAGGAGATTGCGACGCAGCTCACTCAATCGATCGGCGCGCAGTTCGATCCCAATGCCCTGACTGTGACTGTGACAGCGGATCGGCCAGGGGCAATCAGCGCCGAGTTCGGAACCATGGAACTTGCCGCGCGGCCCTTCATGACCGAGGCCGTGGCGCGGCTGCGCGCGCGTTTGCGCGACGTGCTCGCGCGCGGTTGAGCCTAATAGAAAGGATGACCCCATGAGCGGTTGGGCCCTGCGCCAGGCGCTTTATGCGACCTTGCTCGCCGATGATGGATTGAAAGCCATCGTCGGCGACCCGGTACGACTTTATGATGACGTGCCCGCGGGGGCGACGTTTCCCTTCATTACCTTCGGCGACAGCGACATTCGCGACTGGTCTACCAAAGACCGGCCTGGCGCGGAACACACCGTGACGCTGAACGTCTGGTCCCGCTACGAGGGGCATATGGAGGCGCAGCTGATCCTCGAAGCCATCGAGGCCGCGCTGGAAGACGCCGCAACCAGCCTGAACGGGCACACGCTCGTCAATCTTCTTTTTGTCAGCAGTCAGATCATCCGTGATCCCGACGGCGCAACCACCCACGGCACGATCCGCTTTCGGGCCGTGACCGAACCCACAACCTAGATCCCCAAGGAGAGAACCATGGCGGCACAACAGGGCAAGGATGTCCTTCTCAAGATCGGTGATGGCGAGGTTTCCGAAACCTTCACCACGGTGGGCGGTCTGCGCACCACTTCCCCTAATTTCAATTCGCAAAGCGTGGATGTGACGGATGTCGCCTCGAGCGGTCAATGGCGCGAGCTGTTGTCCGGCGCGGGCATCCGCTCAGCCAGCATTTCCGGCTCTGGCGTCTTCAAGGACGCAGCGACGGACGCTACCGTGCGCCAGGCCTTTTTCGATCAGAGCCATGACAACTGGCAAGTGATCATTCCAGACTTCGGCACGGTTGAGGGCGCGTTCCAGATTCGCGAGCTGCAATATTCCGGCGCCCACGATGGCGAAGCGACGTTCTCGCTCTCGCTTGAGTCTGCCGGTGCGCTCACCTTCACCGCGGCATAGGGGACCACAATGGCCAATGAAGCACGTGGCGAAGTGACCATCGAGTTGGGCGGCAAGGCCTATTGCCTGTGCCTGACCATGGGGGCGCTCGCCGAAATTGAGGCCGCACTAGAAGCAAAGAGCCTCGACGATCTCGACGCACGACTAAAGGCGCTGCGGGCAGGTGACA